CGGTCAAGTACGGCATGTGCTACGATCCTGTACTGAAGGACATCGCGGAATCCAACGGAGGTGAAATCCCCGCCCTCGGAACGATCTGCATGTTTACGCACGATTCGACTGGCCGAAAGGCCATCCTCACAGGCTGGATCGCCAGTCAGTCGGACATGCTGCTCGACGACTGGGAAGTCGTCGGAGAGCGGCAGGACGAGAACGTGGACGAGCAGGGCGGCGACAACGGACCGGATCGCGACGACGACGAGAACAAGGCCGAAATGCTTGGAAAGACGCTCGGCACGATGCTCGCCCCTCTCACCGTTCTCGGCGCAGGACAGGGAAAACTTCCGGACATCCACGTCAACGTTTGGTCGTTCGGGTCGCGATGAGACGCATACCCAACTCCCGCATGATCGCCGCGCTCCGCGAGGGGCGCGGATACCTGACCCACGCCGCCGCCATCCTCGGATGCAACCGCAAGACCGTCCGCGAGCGCATCGACAGCAGCCCGGAGGTCCGCGCCGCCTACGACGAAATGACCGAGCGCCGCCTCGACGAAGCCGAGTTCCGCCTCGCCGCCGCCGTCGAAAAGGGCGAGCCGTGGGCCATCCAGTACACCCTCGACAACCTCGGCCGCCAACGCGGCTACGGCAGGCGCGAAATCAACGTCCACGCCGACGCCGAAGTCCGCGTCGGCGTCCTGCCGCCCGAAGATGCCGCCGCGCGCATCCGCGCCCTCGCCGCCGCCGGCGCGTCCGCCCCTGCCGTCGCCGCCCCCGCGACGCCGCCCAAAGCCATCCCCGCGCCCCGACGCAGAACGAAAGGACGCGCCGAGCCATGACCGACGCTTGGCGAGGCCTCGCGGACACGCTCCGGGCGCTCCCATACCGGGACGCGCTCACGCTCCACGCCGCCGTCCTCGCCCGCAACGACCCCGACGAACTGCGCCTCATGTGCCTCGCGGACCGCTACTTCCTCCTCACGTCCGTCCTCGGCGTCCAGGTCGCGCTGCATCCGTGGGTCTATGCGCGATGCCGGGAGGTCGAGGCCGACCCAGACGAATACCTCGACCTTTGGTCCCGCGGCCACTTCAAGTCGACGATCATCACCTACGCCGGCATCGTGCAGGAAATACTCCGAAACCCGGAAATCTGCGTCTGCATCATGTCCTACAAGGCCGGCGCCGCCCAGGCGTTCCTCGCGCAGATCAAGACCGCCTTCGAGACCAACCCCGTCCTGCTCGCCTGCTTCCCGGATATCCTATTCCCGGAGCGCGGCGACCACGCGGGAGACCAATGGAGCGTCAAGGGCGGAATCACCGTCAAGCGCAAGAGCGCGCGCAAGGAGCCGACGGTCGCCGCCTCCGGCCTCGTCGAGGGGCAACTCACGGGCGGACACTACGACCTCCTCGTTTACGACGACGCCGTGACGCTCGAATCCGTCACGTCGCCGGAAATGTCGCAGAAGACCACGGACGCCTGGTCCATGTCCCTCAACCTTGGCACGGACCACTCCCGCCACTGGTACATCGGCACCCGATACGCGCTCTTCGACACCTACGACTACATGATCCGCCACGGCGTCCGGGAACGCCGCCACCTTGCCATCGACGAAACGACCGGGAAGCCCGTGTACTGGTCCGAAAAGGAACTCGCGGAAAGGAAAGCTCTCATGACCTCGAAAGACTGGGCTTCGCAAATCCTGCAACAGCCGACCGGCGAGGGCGAGCTGGTATTCCGCCCCGAATGGCTCATGCGCTACGACACCCCGCCGGAGCGCGCCTCGATGAACGTCTACATCCTCATCGACTCCGCGAACGCGAAGCGCACCGCCAAGGGCGGCAGCGACTTCACCGTCATGGAAGTCTGGGGGCTCGCCCCGGACCACAACTACTACCTCCTCGACGCCATCCGCGAACGCCTCACCCTAGCCGAGCGCACGACCGCCCTCTTTGAACTCGTCGCCCGCTGGCGCCCCTCCGGCGTGTTCTGGGAGCAGATCGGCGCCATGTCCGACGTGGCGCACGTCCGCGAGAAGCAGGACGCGACCTGCTGGCACTTCCCCATCACGGAACTACACCAGACCGTTCCGAAAGTGGACCGCATCAACTGGCTGGAACCCCTCTACCGCAACGGACGCGTCTGGATGCCGCGCACACTCCTGCGCCGCACCCCGTCCGGCGAAGTCTACGACTTCATGCAGGCCTACGAGCGCGAAGAATTCCTTCTCTTCCCCTCCGTGACCCACGACGACATGCTCGACTGCGCCGCCAACCTGCAGCACCCCACCTTCACCGCCGTCGCCACCTTCCCCGTCGCCCCCGCGCCCCCCGGCATGGAAGAAGCGCCCCAGAACTATTCCTCCGACTGGCGCCCCACCGGCTGGTGATTTTGCAAACTTTTTCACGAGAAATCCCCTGGCGAATTCCAAAAAATCCGCTGAAATTTCAACATAAATCAACCTTTTCCTCCCAGCACTTAAAATCCCTTGGCCGCAAGGCCGTGCGGGTTCGAGTCCCGCCCCGGGCAAGTAGCTAAAATCAAGGGATTTAGGCCGTTTTGACGGCGTTTCCGCGAAAGACGCGAAAACGCCGCCGGAGGGAAAATTATGCTTTTTAGGGTATTTTAGGCCCGTTTTTCACAAACACTTTACAAACTCGCCGTCGTGCTGTAGAAGGGCAATCGACGGACGGGTTCCGCACACCGGGGAACAGGAGGCTCCGGCGCGGACGCAAGAAAGGAGCGTCGAACGATGAGCGACAAAACGGGCCAAGCGACCACGGACACCAGCGACATTTTCCGGCAGGACGGAAAACACGCCTACGCCGGAAAGGCGGAGTACGGCTACCACAGCCGCTCGTACAACAACAAGAAGTGGGGCGAGACGACGTGGGAGGACGCCTACAACGCCTACAACGACTGGGCCCGCGCCCAGGCGGCCGGCCTTGGCGGGTCCCGCGCCCAGGCGGAAATGAACGCCTGGCAGAAGCGCATGGGCCAGCTGCAGGGCGTCCACGACTCCGAAATGCGGATGCAGGAGATGGAGCGGGCGATGGAGGAGTACCGTGAAATGTTCGGCGAGTACATGTCCGGAATGAACGAGTACCTGTCCTCCATGACCGAGGCCATGACCTACGAGGAGCCGGCGCAGGAGCCGCTCAAACAGGCGCAGCAGGCCCAGACGGACGCCCGCGACGACGCCAACCGCCGACAACTCCTCCGGCGCGGCCTGATGTCGCAGTACACGCGCTACGGGTCGCAGGGGCAGCAGCGTCTCGGAGCCTAGCCAATGGCGGACGATCCCCTGCGCAGGTGGCTGGACCACACGGCGGCGACCCTCAAGGAAGAGCGCGCGCCGATGGAAGCCCTGTGGCGCGACATCCGCGACCACTTCGAGCCGGTCCTCGGGCGCGCTCTCGGCGACGGCGATGATCCAACCCGCGACGCCGCCGCGCGCGGCGACGAAAAAATCATCAACTCCAAACCGCGCGACCTCGTGTCTCGGCTCTCCTCCGGCCTCCAGTCCGGAATCACCAACCAGGCTCGCCAATGGTTCCGCCTCGTGGACGCCGCCGCGTCCGCACGTCGCGGCGAGTCGCGTCGCCGCAGGGCGGTGGACGACGCGTCCGAAATCATCCAAAACGCCCTCGCCTCGTCCAACGCCTACGTGGCGCTCGTCTCGCTCTACATGCGGCTCGGCCAGTTCGGGACGGCATGCGCGCTTCTCCTCCCGGACGACGCGGCGACCCTCCGGCTCGACGTGATCGACGAGGGGGCGTACTGGATCGGGCAGGACCGGCGCGGCCGCGTATGCACCCTCCTGCGGCGGTGCGACTGGACCATTTCGCAGATCGTCACCGAGTTCGGCGACCGCGCCGTGCCGGAAGCCATCCTGCGCGAGTACCGCGAGGGTCGCGGCGAAAAGTGCCGGCGCGTCTGGAATCTCGTCGCCCCGACGGGCGACCTCCCGCAGGGCGCGCGACAGGATTTCGAGGATCAGCCGTTTGCGTCCGTCTACTGGCTCGACGGCGGCGCCCGCGACATCATCGCGCGGCGCGGATACTGGTACAACCCGATCATCGCCCCCCGCTGGTCCACGCCAACGGGCGGCGTCTACGGCGTTGGACTCGGCCAGAAGGCTCTCTCCGACGCGAAGGAGCTGCAAGCCTTCGAGAAGTCGAAGCTGCGGATCGTCGCGCAGGAGGCCGAGCCTCCCATGGCGGTCCCGGAGAGGATGCGCGGCGCGCGCCTCTCGCTCAACCCCGGCGCCATCGTCTACTACTCGGAGGGCAGCGGCGGGCCGGGCGGACACATCCCGGTCCAACCGCTCGACCAGCGCCCGAAGCGCCTCGACTACGTGATGCAATGCATCGCGGACCTCGAGCAGCGCCTCGGCCGGCTCTTCTTCGAGGACCTCTTCGCGATGCTGCTCCAGATCCAGATGGGGGCGGGCAGGCGCCAAATGACGGCGACGGAAGTCTCGGAACTCGCGGCCGAAAAGACGGCGCTCCTGGGGCCGATCCTCACGCGGCTCAACCACGACCTCCTGGACCCGCTCGTCTCCGGCGCCTACGCGATCTGCCTCGCTGCGGCCGAGGACGCCATGCGCGAAGTCGACGCCGCCCGCATCTTCGGCGCGGAGCCGGATTCGGCGGAGGTGCAGGCACGCGCCGAGCGCTTCCGCACCATCGCGGAAATGGAAGAACTGGAACTGGACGTCGAGTACACGTCCGCGCTCCACGCCGACCAGATTGCGAACTCCAAGATCGCCGGCATCATCAAGACCTACGAATTCGCCGGCATGGTCGCAAACTTCGATCCGCAGGTGATCGACCGGCTCGACGGCGACGAAGCTCT